AGTTGTTGGAGTGTGATAAAAAAATATTACAAAGCATTGCTTCTAAAACTTTCAAAGGTGTGGGATTGACAGACAAACAGTTGGCAGTGGTGAAAAAAATACTCTTGACCAATTACTCTGTGCAATTTGAGGACAGACACATTGATCTGTTTAAATCTTTGGAACAATTGAGAGGTCCTCTGCGTGAGTTAGATCGCTCCACCTTTATAAAAATTAAAAAAGTCAGCGATGTGCCTCAACTGAACCAAGTGATCAATCGCGGCAATTTTGGCATTGAGCACAAAGTGATCATGCTGCGTTTTCCTTTCAACATGAGCTATGCACGTTTGGTGAACGATATAAAGAAAAAATTCAGCTATGACAGCAGATATCTCAACTACGACAATCATTATCTTTTTCCCTATGAAGAAAAATATGTGTATCACTTGGTGCACAGTTTTAAGAGCAAAATCAAAGACATTGATCCTGAACTGATCACGGTGTATGACAAAATCTGTGCAATCAAAGAGAATTCCAATCAATATATTCCTGGCATCTATGACTATGAAGTGCGCAATGTGCCTCAAGAATTCGTAAACTTTTTACATCAAGACATTGGTGTGCCCAGCAAAGAAAACTTGTATCTGTTCAAAGATCGTTGCAAAGCATTGTCATTGGAACATTTGGATCCAACTGCTGTGCAGGAATCTTTGAAAAGCATAGACATTCTCAGTCAAAAAATTGCATCTAGGAATGCATTCATTGTGAACATTAATAGAGAGAAATGGACTTTAGATCAAGTGATAAGATCCTTGCACACACTGCGTAGATTTCCTCTACTGGTGGTGGTGAACGAAAAAAACGCACTGGATGATTATCATGAAATATTTGTCAAATTACGGTTGTTATACCCTTCATCTGCACATTCAGTGATGTTTAGATTACCCAATCAAGGTGCAAAAAATATTGAGTTTAATCAACGTGTGACGGAAGATCGCACCAATAATCCGATTGATGAAAACACAAAAATAGTTTATATTAATCATAAACGTGTGCCCAAACCATTGATAAAATCCAGTTGGCAACCTAGAGCTGTCTTAACTTTAAGAAGTGAAAGAGAACATAACCAAGTGCAGAATTTTTTTGAACCCTATGATCTTGTTATTCAATACGATAAAGATGAAAGTCAATGGAACATGTGGCATCACGAAATGGAAATTATATAATGAATAGATGCAAGATCATAATACAGGATGAAGTCAATGTGAAGATTGATGGACTGGATGTGGAGATACGCAGAAAAATAGCCAACAAATTAAAGTGGGCTGTGCCATATGCTAGATATCTTCCGCAGTACAAATTGGGTAGATGGGATGGCAAAGTGGGATTCTTTGGATTGGGTGGCAATGGTTATGTGAACCATTTGGATGTGATCATACAATTGTTGAATGACTATGGCATAGAGATAGAAGAAATTGTGGACAACAGACACAAGGTGGATTTGAAATTCAACAAGATAGACAAGGATTTCTTTGCAGACAAGACTTGGCCCAAAGGACACGTCATGGAAGGACAAAAAATTGAATTGAGAGATTATCAAGTGCAAGTGGTGAATAACTTTTTAGAAAATCCTCAGAGCCTACAAGAGGTAGCCACGGGAGCAGGCAAAACCATTATCACTGCTTGTCTCAGCAAATTGTGTGAACCCTTTGGCCGAACCATTGTGGTGGTGCCCAACAAGAGTTTGGTCACACAGACCGAAGAGGATTACATCAACTGTGGATTGGATGTGGGAGTGTATTTTGGTGATAGAAAAGAATTGAAACACACTCATACCATTTGCACATGGCAATCATTGAACGTGTTGGACAAGAAAACCAAAGACGGTGATGCTGTGTTAACATTGGCTGAATTTTTGGAAGGTGTAAACACCATTATCATAGACGAAGTGCATCAGGCCAAAGCAGAAGTGTTAAAAAAATTACTCACACACAATTTAAGAAATGCTGCCATACGTTGGGGACTCACAGGTACCATTCCCAAAGAACAGTTTGAATTTCAAGCCATACTGGCCAGCATTGGTCCTGTGATCAATCAAATATCTGCCAAAGAGTTACAAGACAAAGGAGTGTTGTCACAGTGTCATGTGAATGTGGTACAACTAGTGGACACAGTGGTGCATAGAAACTATCAAGAAGAATTAAAATATCTAATGACTCATGAACCACGCATGAAATTTTTATCCAAGATGCTGTTGAGAATCAAAGACACCGGCAACACATTAATATTAGTGGATAGATTGGCAGCAGGTGAAATGTTGCAAAAACTGATACCAGATTCTGTGTTCATACAGGGAGAAATGAAACTGGCTGAGCGCAAAGAAGAGTACGATCAAATATCCAATTCAACCAATAAAGTTTTGATTGCCACCTATGGTGTGGCTTCTGTGGGCATTAACATTCCCAGAATTTTTAATCTAGTTTTAATTGAACCTGGCAAGAGCTTTGTGAGAGTGATACAGAGTATTGGCAGAGGCATACGTAAGGCACAAGACAAAGACTTTGTACAGATTTGGGACATCACGTCCAGCTGTAAATTTGCCAAAAGGCACTTAACCCAAAGGAAAAAGTTTTACAAAGAAGCAAACTATCCTTTCACAATGGAAAAAATGGAGTGGAATTAAAATTATGAGAATATTAACAGTGGACAACAATACTTTTTTACTGTCCAAAATGCCTGATCAAATCACTGAAGACATCAGCTTCAGTGTGCTGGACAACAGCAATCCCAAAGATCCTGATTTCTTTTTTATGCCTTTGATCTTTATAGAAAGCTTCAGCAGTCCAGCCATAGTATTGGAAATAGGCGGACATGAAATCAGCATGCCTTTGGATTGGAGTGTGGCTGTGGGAGATCCCGAGAGCGGATATGATCTGCAGATTATTCCTTTGACCAGTCTCAGCGACAGAGGATTTGAAGCATTTTCACTGAACCCTTTGTCAGGATTCAGACCTGAATTTTTGAGCATCAATGTGATTAATTTTTACAATGATGTCAAATGGTACTTTCCCAAGGTCAAAAACAATCAATTGATCACCACTCCTTTGACTGATTTGTCCAAATCTAAATGTGTGTTTTTTATCAAGGATGTGAGTAGACAGTGCGAAACCATTGATCACTCATTGTTGTACTAATGAAAAAAAAGAAAAAAATAGAACCAGATTCAATAATAGATCTCTTTCCTATGGAAGAGGAAGAAACAGATCTATCTTGGATGATAGACAGAGTAAGGATTTCCGCTAACACAAACAATAAAAAAGAAAAGAAAATAAAACTGAACAAACTCAAAAGAAAATTGGTGGGCTGATGGAAATACCTTACAAATATAAAAAAGGTAAAATTTATTCCCATGAATCACCCGATGGAGGCAACACTGTGTATGCACGGGAGCATGGTTCCAATCAAAGACATTTGGTTTACAAAAGTGAGAGTTCTCTCATAGAAGAAGACAGTGAGATGCGAACTCAATATGTGAATGCCGAAGCAGTGAAACTGTGTAGGCAAAACAAAGGCTTGCAAAAGGCATGGGAAAAGTATATAGTATTGTTAAAATTATCAGGCTTCAACGATGAGTAAATTACCATTAAAGGATATCCTAGCAGCCATAGACATGAATGCCAAATCAGTGTGGGATGAATTGTCTGATGAGGAACAGAAACAGGTGAGTTTCTTCCTGTTGAACAGATACGCCAGCGCTGTGAAAGGCAACAACACACAGAAAGAATTGGCCATATTCAAGACCAATGAATACTACAACAAGAACTTCTTTACCATACAGAAACACAAAAAATTATTGTGGTATTTGCTGTGCATGACTGCCAATGAAAAAAAAGATATCAGATATCATGAATGGATAGGTTACAAACTGAAGGATGCTGGCTCACAGAACAAAGCTATCAAATTTTTGAAAGAACTATATCCCAACATGAAGGAAGATGAAATTGAAATGTTATCCAAAATCAACAGCAAAGAAGAATTGAAAGCATTAGCTGAAGCACACGGCATGGACAAAGCTGAAATCAAGAAAACATTATGATCGATAAACCTTACACTTGTCAATACTGTCAAACCAGCTATACCAAAGAAAAAACTTTGGCAGTGCATCTGTGCGAACAGAAACGCAGATATCTGCAAAAAGACGAACGCCGAGTGCAGTTGGGTTACATGACCTTTGTGAGGTTCTATCAGATATCACAGAAATTAGATGGCACAAAAACCTATGAAGAATTTTGCAAGTCGCCCTATTACAATGCTTTTGTCAAGTTTGGATCTTTTGTGTCCAATGTGAAACCCATGTATCCAGAAAATTATATCGAGTATGTGATCAAGAGTGGAGTCAAACTGGATCACTGGTGCAGAGAAGAACTGTATGAAAAATATGTGTTGGAATTGATTCTGAAAGAATCTATGGAACCTGCAGTAGAAAGATCCATTAAGAACATGATGGAATGGGCTGACAATCACAGTGCTGACTGGAAAGACTATTTTAGATATGTGAGCTTGCCCAGAGCAGTGTACGATATCAAAGATGGTAAAATTTCTCCTTGGTTGATATTAAACAGCAATTCAGGCAAAGACATGATGAGCAAATTTAACAACGAACAATTAACCATGTTGTATCATGTGATAAATCCTGAGCATTGGTCATTGAAATTTAAAAGACATCCAGCAGATGTAGAAATGATCAAGGAAATAATCAAAGAGGCCAAACTGTAGATGAAATCAAAAAAATTTTGCAACATCTGTAAGAAGTTAACCATACACGAACCAGATGCCAGCACAGCTATCACTTATTATGGAAAAAAACCTAATGTTCCTTGGCAATGTGTGGTTTGTTACCCTACCTCTCTTGACAAACTACACCCTAAGGAGTTACAATAAACTATGCCCGATATTGATATAGACTTTGCTGATAGAACTGTGGTGTTAGAAAAATTCAAACACAGAATTGCCAAACTGGACACAGGCAAGAAACACAACACTGGAATATATTTTACAGAAATTCCTCACAACCCTGTGGATAATATGTCCACGCTCAATTATGAAGAAGCTGAAGACAGAGGATATTTTAAAGTAGATTTTTTAAATGTGAGCATTTATAAACATGTGAAAAATGAGCAGCATCTAAATCAGCTTATGACCAAAGAACCTTTATGGGATCTATTGCAGGAAAAAGAATTTGTGGATCAATTGTTTCATGTGAATGGGCATGTGGAAATTTTACAAAAATTAAAACCACAGAGTATTGAACAATTGGCAGCAGTGTTGGCAATTATTAGACCAGCCAAAAGATATCTACTAAACAGTGATTGGAAAGAAATCATGTTGCAAGTTTGGACCAAACCTGTGGATGATTCTTATTATTTTAAAAAGTCGCATGCCACTTCGTATGCCATGGCAGTGGTGGTGCACATGAATTTAATTTGTGAGCCTGCGTTGCGCAGACTGGATGTGCATCACGAATGAAATACAAAAACCCTGTGAAACAAACTGAATTTGTTGAACGCCCTAATGTGAAACAAACCATTGAAGAGGTTCACACACGAGAAGTCAAATGCTTTGGTGAGGATGAATGGGGAGGACACCCCACAGTGTTTTACAACATAGATGAGACCAATCAAGTGACCTGTGGCTATTGCGATAAAAAATTTATATATGTGGGGGAAGATGCGTAAACTGATTGATGGCACTCAAGTGTCTGAGTTGAACGAACCAGTTTCATTGATTGTTAAAACCAAATGTCCACACAAATATCTATTGATGGATCTTGAAACCAACGAAACCTATCGTGGAACAGACAGCAATCAACCAGGATCACATTGGTCCAAAATAGAGAATTCTTTCATAAATGAATTTAAAAAATTAAATCCAAACCCTGCCGCAACAGCGGTTAATGTGCAAGAAATTTTGGATGCTGTGGACGAATTATTAAAACTTTAATTTTTGGGTCTTCTTACCAATTGAACTGATTTACGTTTGGTTCTTTTCACTGCTAAATTGTAAAGATTTACTGTGGGACCAATCACTATTCTCACATCTTTGGTATTCATTATCATCAGAATACTTTTAAAAAATTCAATTTCTTTGCGTAAAAATATGCCTATGGGAATCATTCTGTTGCTTTCCCACCACCAAGATTCGCACAGATCTAGGAATTGTTTCTTTTGTTCATCCGTTTGTATTTGAGTGTAAATGTACATGCTGGTGATGTTGTGGTCTTGATTATTGATAATTCCCACGTATTCCTTGTCGCCATAGTTGACCACACTGATAAAGGGGAAATTTTCTTCTATATCTTTACGCAACATTTTCCTATAAATACATTATAAATTAAGATTATACAACTATGCAGCTAATTTACCGATATTTAGTAAATAACAAAGTGCTTCTGACAGTGGATCTGGCAGGAGAAATAACGGAGTATAAGTCAGTGTATCAAAGAAA